TTATTAATGGATCTATTAATTTTAGAATTTTTTGTTCTCTGTAATCAATTTCTAATACCAACATTATAATTTATAATAATTTATAAATAATAAATAAACTCAGGAATTAATTTATTTGTATATTACAATAATAATAATATTCTATATGAGTACTAATATAGTTTTAGCTAATCTCATTTACGTTTTTCATGTATCTATCATTTTATATATGTTGATCATTCCATTTACTAATATTATCAGTCTTTTAATATTACATTTTACATTTGGAATTTGTTTATTAGTACATTGGAAACTCAATAGTAATGTATGTGCACTTTCATTAATCGAAGCACAATTTAGAGGTATCGACCACGCAAATACCTTTACACATCAATTTATTTCACCTGTTTATGATATTCCTGAAGGTTTTTGGTGTCATTTGTGTAGCATTTTGACGATTGTATTAATTTACATATCATTTACTAAAATAATTAAAAGTGAAAAGTTTAGTTTAACAATAACCGAATGTAAAAAAATATACAACTCAAAGGATATGGACACCCTTGACAAAATGATTGATTACTACAAGTGTGTAGCTTATAATCTACTATCTAATTAGTTAGTAATTAAAAAACATTTTAAAAAGTTAAAGTAATGGATAATCTCAATTTCGAAGATACCTATTTAATTAAAGTTGTTAACATGTACAAAACAATTAAAAATAAATATCTAGATACTTATCTACAAACAACACGACATCATCTTTTGTTATACAATACATTAAATGACCAATATCAATTATTATGTAATAATCACATAATAAACAATAATAAACATTTCTTTAAAAAAATAGACACAAATCAAAAAGAACTTGTTAAACACGAAATAAAAACATTAATATTAAAACAACGTGAATTACATTATAATCTTTTACATTATATGCAAATGACAGGATCAAACAGTGTAGATTTAATAATAGAAAACAAGTTCTCTGTTAAAGAAATATCTAAATTATTTGAAAAAGATGATAGTATAAGTATAAAAAGTTCTCGTAGTACATTGAGTACTACAAGTAATGAAAGTAAGAAAAGTTACAAAGTAAACAGAACTAAACAAGAATCAGTGAGCAGAATTAAATTACCTAAATTTTTAACTAAAAAACGCACGAATGAATAATAACAACCGTTACTCCGTTAATAATGAATAAGTTTTAGCCATCATAACATAAGAAACCTTTTTTTCATGATCTAATTTGCTAATATATTCATTTAAACACTTTATTTCATTATCTATTTTATTTCTTTGATCTTTTAATGATAATAATTGAGCATGATATTGTTTTGCATAATTTTTATTACATAGAATATTCTTACTATGTAAAGTAAATAAATCCTCGTAATTTAAAGATGTATCACATTTATTACATTTCACCTTATCTAAATAATTTTTGTTTATTAATTTTTCATCAAAAACCACATGATCATCTATAGAATTTTCATCATTCACATTGTATACATTATATTTATCAACTAAACATTTAACATGAAATATATTATTACAACATGATAAAATAATATAATTAGAGCTTCCTTTGTTACTTTCTAAATTACACAAGTTACATTGAACATTTGAAATTTTAGATACATTTGATACATTTGATAATTCAGTATACATATCCGACCTAGTATCTAAATTATTGTCCATATAAGATTGATTATCACGGTTAATATCATAACAAGAAGTTTCAGAATCAATTTGACTACTATTACTTAAACTACTTTTATCAAATTCATTTAGACTATTATGATCATATAAATCATTTTGAATAATACACATTCTACGGTCTTTATTATCACGTAATTTCATGTTACTTGTTTTTCTACGTAAACTAGAAATCATAGTTAGTTACTAATATTTATTATAGAATAAAATTCATTTTTTAACACGTAGTGTAATCTTATTTTTATATAATTGTGCTATTTAATTCTATACCACAATATTCAGCTGGTTGTTTTCTATAATCCTGATACACGTACAAATCAGCATTAATAGCTTCCTGAACTAAAATAGAAAAAATATATTTAAATTCAATACCATGACCTTGTATAGGAATACTATTTTTATTATAATTACACATATGTGCTAATTCGTGTAAAATAACATACATTAACAAATTAATATCATATATATTTTCATTTGTATCTCTAGTTCTTAAACAAATATGCATTTCATCCTTATTAACAGTATATGTAGTATATCTAGGATCATAAGCCGCTTCTGATAATTTATCAAAATTGTAATTTTTTTTCAAATGATTAATAAAATAGTTTTTATCACCATCTGTACTATATTTTCTATCCAATATATTAATGAGTATTTCTATTCTTCTATTTATTTCTGCCAATGTATCTGCTGAATGTTGTAAGAAATACACTGATTTATTTTTTCCTCTACGAATAAGATATTTTCTATTATCAATCTTTGATATTACATATACATTTTCATTAAATATATAATAATTATTCCATAGGAAATATAATATGAATACAATCACTAATACAATAACTATAACAGTCTTATTATCTATCATTCTTTATTATAAACTAACAAATTCTTTAATCAAATAACGATTTAATTAAATGAAATAATAAAACATCAACAAACTAAATATTTCCAGTAGGTTTCCAAGTAAGTGCCGAGCTACATACTGGACAAACAACACATCTATTTACATCTTTAACAGCACATCTATTAAAATCATCATGTATTTTATCAGCATTACGTTGTAAATAATATCTGTAATCATGAGAGTTTTGTGTATTGAATTTGTCTTGTAAAAATTTATTTAAACTACATGAGGGATTGTAATCAGTGAATACTCTTCCGTCTTCCATTTTAAAGATTGGCATTATTAATTAACTGTATCTTTTATATATATTCTTAAAAAGAAATTAATTTTCTATTAATCATTTTTAATTCCTTCTTTATTAATTGTTTCAAGTTGCTGTGGTGGTTGTTGTTCACGTTGTACATCTAAATCAATCGTATTACTACTAAAAAATGTATTAGTATTACCTGATGTAGGTAAAGCAGTAACTCTTGAAATAATAGATTCAGATAATGGAATCATAAGTCTTTGATAAGCACTCGGTAAATTAGGAAAAGACATAGACCTCAATATAGTAGATCCTATACTAGAACCCATACTAGTTACATTAGAATCCGTAACAGGAGGTGTAGTAGTAGAAGTAGAATCAGTAACAGGAGGAGGAGTAGTAACATCATCATCATTAGTAGATGGCTGTTGCGCATTTATAAATGGAATGACAACTGGAAGTGTTTCTGTACGCAATTCGGGAGTAAATAAATTTATTTCCTGATTCATATTGTCAATTAAATTATTGAGCATATCAGGCGTTAATAAATTCAATCTTTCGGTTTGATTAGATGAGTACATTTGATTATTTTTCTCAACATGATTATTAATATGAACAAGTTCATTATCTAATATTTTAAATGTCTTACTAACATCGTTTTTATATTTTTGTAAATCCTTTATTCTAGCTTTATAATTAACATTTTCAATACTCATACGATTGATATTATGGTTTAACATTAAAGTATTATGTTCATATTCCTTGTATTTTGAATAGTAATACCACGATGTAGTTAATAAAATTAAAATAATAAAAATAGAAAAATTTGAATCCATTGTTCCTTTAATTACAGAATGTAACGAATTTAAAAATAAATTATATACGCAACAGTACAACTTTATAAATAAAAAATAACTTAACCTGTTTATACATAGTTTCTTTATGTATAAACAGGTTAAATTTTATTTTATATATTTTTGTTGTAAATTAATTAATAATGTCATGGCGAAATTTTAATAATGCCGCTTCTTTCATTTTACATTCCAACATAACATCAATAGGAAATGTTATCAAAAGTAATTCAGGATGTAAAAATTGTATGTAATCTGAATGTTTTCTGCGCGCCGTTTTTGAATCATCAATATTAACTCCAGGAACACTATTACTAACATGTACCTTTGGTTTTATACCTCTAGATATCCACACATTAAAAACACGTTCATAATAGTACTGTATATTACCAGTAGAACCGTAAATACTGTCGTGATGATAATCAATAACAATTGGAACAGATAACTTTTCACTGACAGGTAAGAGATCTTCAACAGTATAACTCATTTCACAATTTTCCAACACAAGTCTTTCACGTGTGTTCTTGGGCAAATTAACTATATTTTCTTCTAATCTTTTTAATGCCTTTTTTTTATCACCATACACACCACCACCATGAATAATAATCACACTATCTTTACCTAATCCCATACGATCCAATATTTCACAATGATGATTTAATTCACCAAAAGCATTTTTAACAACATCTTCTGATTTACTAGATAAAACACAAAACTGCGCCGGATGCATTGTTAAACGAATACCATGCCTTTTACTATAATCACCAATTTCTTTTAATATATCATCCGCAAAATCTAATGAATACAATCCTTTTGAATTATCTTGAAACTCAGAAGAAAAGCCTTCAATCGGTTTAGTGTAACCCTCAGAAGAAAAGCCTTCAATCGGTTTAGTGTAACCCTCAGAAGAAGAGCCTTCAATCGGTTTAGTGTAACCCTCAGAAGAAAAGCCTTCAATCGGTTTAGTGTAACCCTCAGAAGAAAAGCCTTCAATCGGTTTAGTGTAAGTTGCGAAAGGAAACAATTCAGAACTAATTCTAAAAAAGAATATACCATTTTCTTTATTCCATTTTAGAATTTCTAATAAATCTTTTAAATTTTGAGTTGCAAGTTGTTTTGCATAATTAATACCACGTTTTTCTAAGGTGGCTAATCGTAAAGTTCTTGAACTAAATATACCTTTTTTGCGCAAATGAGTGTTTAAACAAGCATAGCCAAAATTGAAATTATCGTGTTTACACATCTTAAAATACTAACTATTCAATATTAATTCAATTTTTATTTTGTTTTGTATACAAACCACAATCACATTTATTAAAATTTCTTGTGCGTTCACCATAATGTACTGTATTTGGAATATCTCTCATTTCTTCTTTTGTACTGTTGTTTTCTATTATATACAAATAAATACCAACAACTAAAGCTATTAAAACAAAAATCATACAGATGTTACTAAATATTACTTTTAACTTTTAAATTAAATTTTAGCAAAGTTAATGCTAAACAAAATCCAGGACTGTAATAAATAGGCTTCATCCATTATCAGTTAATATATTATCAATTCCAAATGAAGCTGGTTCCAAAGGTAAATTGTTACAAATTATAATCATATTTTGTCCATTATTAAATTCACTATGTAATTCTTTAAATTGTTCGTTATCTTCTATTTTATCCATGTACATTTTTAAATATATATTAAAAAAAGCAGTATTATAATCATATTTTTTATTGTCATGTAATATGAATAAACAACTTGATGGATGATTATTTAGAAACGGGTCCACCACCGGATATTCATTTTTTATTAATTTATCTCGCCATAAGTAATATGAATCTGTTATTTTACCATTACTATAATGTATTTCTTTATTACTTTTCCAAATAGATTTTCCGATAAATCAACGTTACCCATTGTTATTCACGTTAGGTTAAGGTAATATGAAATTTCTTAAACTACCGTTTCTTTCATACAACCCAACGAGCTTAGT